GGAGGAAGCTGCTGAAATATTGCAGTCTTTGAAGGGACATATTACTCAGGCTCAATGCCGGCTCAGTTCAACTGTTGCTGCTGCAATACTCCTGGTTTTATTTGTTATTTCTTCCACTCTTTGGATTGTTGGTGTGAGAGCTGAGGCTGGGTCAGAAGTGACCAGTTCTTGGAATTCGTGGATGTGGATCCCTTTCTACTTAATTGTGGGTTGGCAACTTGGAAAGGTTGTCACTTGGGTGAAAACATCTGTTGAACAAATTGTCGAGAATTTTAACCAACGTGTTACATCTATGGAAAGAACAGTAGCAAATGTTGGTGTCAATATTGAACAGCAAGTACAGCAAGCTGGCATTCATTTACAACTCGCCGTTGATCAGAAGGTAGCTGAGATAGAACAAAAAGTTTCATCTCTTGCAAGCCCTGTTATGGCATCTGTTTCTGCAAAAGTGGATACAGGTGTGTCTATTGCAACTTTTGTTGCTTTAGCCGGTGCGGTATATTATTTATGTCGTAACTTGTTTGTACGTCACGCTGAAAAGAAGGAGGGCCTTGAGAAGCTCACTTCCAGTAAGGTGTTTAAATTGTTTGATTGTTTGGCGCTGACGGTTTGTACCTATGATGCTTTACAATGGTCTATCCTTTGCATATGATATGTGGAGGCAGGTGAAGCTTATCTCAGGGATGGCTTCTTCAGCATGTTCTGGGGTTTCTATACTCAGCTCATTGTTTGGCGGCTCTGATGTCGCACCTGTTTTTGAGATGGATCATGTGAAGTTTGTGCAGACTAGTGTTGAGAAATTGACTCAAACTATTGATACGAAGCTGGAGGAAAGAAAGCAAGGTAAGGAAGAAGATCAAAAGTCTGATTCTGAATCTTTGCCTCTCACAGCTGAGTTGAATTTAGAAAGCACAGCAGAGAAACGTAAGGCTTGGATGGAGAAAGTGCAGTTAGAAATGGCTGCTCGTTTCCCGTCCGATCCAAGGTATGCCGAAATGGCAAAGCCTACTGCTGCTAGTGCTCCTCGTTTGCCTGGTGATACGCGTGGCTTGGGGGCTTCAGTCGCAACTGAAAAACCTGAGCTTGTCGTGCCTCCTACTGCTTTTGATGCGCTCCGCGAATATTGGAACCAGACTGAAGATCTGGTTCATCTGAATGCGTTGAAGAAACAATGCACGGACAAACCTTGGTTGCTTCCCGTAGCCATGATTTGTTTATTCGCAGTTCTCTTGCTTGTAGTTAAAGTATTGCACAAGAATGAACGCAAAAGTCGGAAGAAGGAAAAGTCTAAAGCTAAAACAGAGAAGGTTGAAGCTAAGACACAGCAACCGAAGAAAAATTCTTCGGGGAAGAAAGCGAAAGCTGCCCCTCCTGTAGCAACCCTTAAAAAGGAAGCGAAAGATGGTTGTTGTCACGTTACAGTCGGTAAACACAAATGTCCATGGTTTCTAAACGGAACGCCTATTGGTGTTTCTGCTAAGAAATGTTGCAACATCCACTGTGGTGGTTTAAAATGTATGCATTGGGCTGAGTGTGAGCCAAAAGAATTTCCTGCGCTAACCCCCATGCCACCTAAGGCGGAAGCTAAAGGTGAGTGTGTGCATCAAGACAATCAAGTCTATTGCAAAAAGTGTGGTTGGAAGTATGAAGGTGAGAAAAGTAAACAGCGTCGTAAAGCTCAACGGCATAATAAGGTTCAGCGAGGGCCAAAACCCTACGTTGGATACCGAAAACCCGGAGAGGATAGCGATTCTCTTTGGACGCGCGATGATGGTGGAAACCTAGTACGTACAAAGCGGGATGATAATTTTGTTGTCCCATCTCATTTTCCGCATGCAGGACTTTTGAATGATTTTATGCATGGAACTGGCGAATCCGCTCAACGTGGTGCAGCACAAAAGTTGCTGGCCGCTGTGAGTAAGGTGAAGAAAGGCCTTGACAAGAAGCACCCTAAAGGGAAGTGCTCTGTTTGTGGTGTAGTCGGTCATGTAGGAAAATCGTGTCCAGACAAGAAGTCACACCCGTGTTACTTTTTCAAGAAAGGAAATTGTAAGCTTGGGGATAAATGTGAATTTCTCCATACATCAGCAGCTAAACAAGAGTCTGCGATCAATGGGAAACGCTTTTCACTTGGCAAAGTGCAAGGTGCTGTTGGACTGGCACGCATTGGCACGCGTTGTCTTAATGCAAACTTAATATGGAATGGAATTGTTGTGTGTGAGCACATATTCAAGGAAGAAAATGATGAAATCAAATTCTCCTTTCGTCACAATGGAAAGATTGTGGAGCATTCTGTAAAGAGGAGTAGCGGCAAGAAGCTTAGCTATGATCTCCTTTGGTTTGCGCGTCCCGACTCTTTTAAAGAGTTTCCAACTCTCTATCATTCTATGCCTTCTCCAGGGCGTAAGGTGGCATTGTTTGCCTATGATAGTGATGAAGCATTTTTAACTAGTGATATCAGCTTTGATGCTGGTAAAATTATTAGAATGGAGGACGTGTGTGACTCTATGAGTCTAACGTGTGTATCAAAGCATAAAGTCGGAATTTATAAGCTGTCTTCAATTGATGGAAACTGTTCCGGTGTAGTAGTTGACGCAGAGTCAGGTAAAGTTGTGGGTTTCCATAACGCTACTCGTGTTGGTATTGAGAATGTTTTTCTTGCCATCACGCCGCAGATTGTATCTATGGCAACCGGATCTCCTCAGAAAAACTAGATGTCCCACTACCTGCGATTCCTATTTGGGAGAAGTGGTATCAAAACTACGTAACCAGGAAGGTCTTTGTACATCGAAGTTACGAGACTGAAAAGGAACGTGGGATTTTAGTGGGGCGTCGTGCTGAGGGGGCAATGTGGCAGGATTTGTGTGGTGATGATTTACCACACATACCATCGCAACATTTTCACCATTACTTTGTTAAGGGAAATGTGGATTATGTCACGAAAGTGAATCGTTTCGTTCCTCAGGAGCGAGATCAATCTGCGCCTAATACATCGTTAGATGAATTTTGTTTGGAGAAAAATCTTCATGTAGGATCAGCTTATCGTATGGTCGTGCCTAATCTGAATGCCTCTTTTAAGAGTGTTAGTAAGTACGACAAGTCTCAGCCTCAATTGAATGAGGAAAGTTGGGAGTTGTCGGGGCAGTGGACTATACAGCATTTCATTCGACACATGGGTGGATCTCGTGTTCTTAACCAAAATGATTGTGTTAAGGAACTTGACCGATCAACATCGGTGGGGTATCCTTTGAGTCTTGATTTTCACTCTAAAGGTGAATTTCTTGACCAAGGCCCTAAACTCATGCTTGCGGATTTCTGGGACATGATAGGAAAACAAGAGGAAAGAGTTATGAGGCCTATATGGACTTGTAGCCAGAAGGTTGAACTTCGTGCTGCTGAAAAGTTGTTAGAAAATAAGATTCGCACTTTCACAGCTTCCCCGGTGGAGCATTCAGTTGCTCTTAATCGTTTCTGTTTAGATATGAATACAAAATTCTATCTATCCAATAATAAGACTTGGTCTTTTGTTGGTTGTTCCAAATATCTGCAAGGTTGGAATGCATTGTTTGCCCGCTTGGCAAAGCACCCGAATGCCTTTGAGCTCGATGAGAGCGAATACGACTCAAGCTTGTTTGCAAGAGCTATGTATGGGCAAATGGAAATTCGGTGGGTAATGCTAGCGGAGGAGCACAAAACTCCGGAAAATCTCCTCAGGTTTAAACGCCTGTATGACGATATCGTTCACTCGGTGATAGTCTTGGAGAATGGTGAACTTATTCAGAAGCACACTGGAAACCCGTCAGGCTCAGCTAATACGATTGTGGATAATACCATGATTTTGTTTCGACTGTTTGCCTATGCGTGGATTGAGTTGGCTCGGGAAAAGTTTGGTAAAGCCAATGCTGCTTCATTAGCAGCGGCTAAGCTAGATGATATAACCTTGCGTGACTATGAAGGTGATGTCTTTGGAAGTTATCAGGACTTTGTCAAAAATGTGGAAGCTGCCTTGAATGGCGACGACAACACGTTCACTGTTTCACAGTTGTGCGTTAGTTGGTTTAACCCTAAGACGATTGCCCCGATTTGGAGTGACATTGGTGTCACTACCAAAACCCCGTGTGAGGAGCCACGTGCTCTAAAGGATGTTCAATTCCTATCACAAGGTTTCCGTGAAGAAAATGGTGTTTGGTTGCCTGTACCAGATACTGATCGTGTATTGTGCTCACTCAGGTGGGGTTCCAGTGACGATGATGTTCGTTGGCACTTGATGAGAGCGTATGCTTTGCGAATTGACTCATGGGGAAACCTAGAGTGTCGCAGCTTCATTCAACGTTATATTGAGTGGATCTGGAAACATCCAGAATACAAAGAGCAGTTAGTTGGTGAGATTAATGGTATTACCATGTCAGAAATTGACGCTATCTATAAAACCAACGATTGGTGTTGGGCATTGTATGCCGGACAAGAAAATAAGGGATCTCCGCTGGTAAGCGAGTACTCCACCCTTTTAAATTTTCTTCGTCTTCAGTTTGAATCTACAACATCAGACTCTCTTCCTTCTCCTTCTTCTTTCTTTCTCTCATCATTCTGTTAACATGGGTAATAAGACTAAGCAAACGCAGAAAAAGCAGCAAAAGCAGCTTGCGAATGCCATGTTTGGAAAAACTCGTGGAAAGCAGAAGAAATCTCCCAAAACAGGCCCCTCGAAAAAGGGCTCTTCTCCCACGCGGAGTGTTCCTGGTGTTATGTCCTCTGTTTCGGATGGACTGAATACTGGCATGGTTTGGAAAAATTCCAATCAGGTTCGTGATCATTTTAATCGGCGATTTGAAAAAGTTGCTGATTTGATTAGTCCTGGGGCTGCATTTACAATTTTGCAGTCACTATTTTTGAATCCGGGCAACTCTGTGTTGTTTCCCGTTTTCTCCCAGATAGCCTCAACTTATGAGGAGTACATTTGTCACCTTTTGCGGTTTTGGTACCGCGGGGAGTCGTATACAGCTATTAGTGGTGTTGCTGGGGCTGGTATTGTCGCTTATGCGACTAACATGGATCCTGATGATCCTGGCTTCACGAATGTGAGCCAAATGGAAAACTATGAAGGTTCAGTGAGCGGTCCTCCGTTTGCTGGCCACTTCATGCATGATGTGCAAGAAGTTCACAAGGCTAAAGGCCGGAATCGATCTGGCGGCGCCCAAATGGCGCTAAATCAATACTTTGTGTATAGTTCCGCTAATCAGGCGGCTCCCGCGAATTCAACTGCCAAATTTTATGATCTTGGATTGTTCCAAGTGGCTACGAATGGGTTGGCTGTAGTGGCTACTCAGGCTGTGCCTATTGGTGAGTTGTGGGTTGAACATGAATGGACTCTGATCCGGCGTAAACAAGAAACGCCGATTGGTCAGCAAGCCTTGTACGCGCACATTGTTGAGTCACCAGCTGCTTCTGCAGCTGCTGCTGGTAGTGCCTTTATTGGCACATCTGGAGGCCTGCTTCGTGCAGGTTCTACAATACCGTGTGTTTCCACATCTACCACAATTAGTATGCCCGTTGCTGGCACGTTTCTCTGCTGTTTTCAGGCCTCTGGGTCTGTTACTGGTGGGATGACTGTTAGCCTTGGGTCGAACATTAGTGGTTCCCTTTTGATGAATGACAGCGCTAATTCAAACAGAAATTCTGTTTCGAGTAACGTTGCGACATATATTGGGATTCATGTTGTGAGCGGACCTGGAACTGGTGCGGCGAACCTGATGACTATTGGAGGTCTGACGGCGCTTGCAGCGGGGACGTTTGATTGTTTTATTGCTCAGATAAGCGGTGGGGCAACCTTTACGTCTAGGCCTTCGTTGAATCAAATCACGTCGGCCTTTGATGCGTTGTGTGAACGCTTTGATAAGCTTGAACAAAGACTTGTCACTGGCTCAGATTCTTTGCAGAAATGTATTGTGTCTGAGCCAGATACCCCTTTTGAAGAGGAAAAGGGGCCAGAGCTTGAAAGCTCTGTTCACATCTCTAAGTCAGCTGCTGAGCAGTTGATGAGGGGACTCGGCTTGAGGAAGTAATTCCCAAGCTTCTCTTACGGTGTGCGAACTCCCGTTACCTTGTCGTGTGTTATAAATGATGGATCATCAACTATTGTAGGATCTGCCAGATTTTAAGTTTAACTCGCGGCAGTTTAAAATTCGTGTCTTCCTTTGGAACAGGCTGTGGTGGCCTCGAAATATCCCGGCTGAAACAAACCGGTAATGTCTCCGTTCGAAGACTCTTAGTATGATGACCAATTCATTTCTCACTTGGGTGGAGATGTAGTTCATCGTTGCTATTGACTTTGTTGTCTTGCTCCTTGTTTTGTGGCTGAGAATAAACTCAGACGCCTGTTTTTCATGTGTAGAGCAATGTCCAATGCGTTGCAAAGGATAG